TGCAGATTCTGCAGAAATGAACAAATATGGAGCAAAATTCAAATATAGTAAATTCCAAGCAGTTGTAGATAATAGTAATGATTCTATAACTTCTAATATTACAAAGATAGAGATAAGGAGAAATCTAAAACCATTATTAAATCAAAATACAGAATATGAACTTTGTTTTGGTAACGCATTTTATATAAAGAATAATAATGGTTATAATATTAAATCATCAGGATTCAATATCTTTGCAGTATCTGATACTGTTTATTTGAGCGATTCTCCCAATGAAGATGGTAGAACAGGAACTTTATTCTTGTTTACTTTAGCATCTAGAAATAATCCTACTATTATTTCTATGAATGTAGGTAGTGTTGATTATCAAAGAGCAGAAATATTAATTAAACCTATTAATATTATTAATACATCTAAAAAAGTTCAAAATATTCCAATAATAGAAATTTCCGCTTGCCCAAGATCTAATGATGTAATTGGATTGCAAGATCTTTACTTGCAATTGGATATTAATAACAGCACCATTGATATGATTACTGATAACGTGAGTTCTGGAGAAAATACCTCAGGTACTCTTTATACAGCAACTTCTAGTTACATGGTTGGTGATATTGCTAGACTGACTGAAACTGAGAAGGCAAATACCACCCTTCTTTTCTCGGATACATATGTAGTAGGATCTTCTAATACACCACAGCCAGCACCTACTGGTGGTGCAGCCGCCTCCCCTCAATACTAATATCAATGCCAGAAAATACAAGGGTTAAGATTAGTTCAGTTGTTAAGAATCAACTGCCAGATTTCATTAAAGCGGATTTTCCTCTTGCTGGTGAATTTTTAGCACAATATTATACTTCTTTAGAGGGTCAGGGGTCTACATTAGATGTTTTACAGAATATTGACAAATATATTAAAATTGACGAAATAACAGATCTTATAGATTCTTCTACTCTTTCTGCTAACGTAGGAATTGCTGATAATACCATAACAGTTAACTCTACTACTGGATTTCCCGATTCTTATGGATTGCTTGAGATAGATTCTGAGATTATTACATATACTGGAATTACTACTAATTCTTTTACTGGATGTTCAAGGGGATTTAGTGGAATTACTTCTTATAGAAGTCCTAATGATACAGACGAGCTTATTTTCTCCAAATCTGGGATTTCTACTCATTCTTCTGGTACTGTAGTTAATAATTTAAGTATTAGATTCCTTAAGGAGTTTTTTAAGAAAGTAAAAACTCAAATTTCACCTGGATTTGAAGAAAGACAATTATCAGATGATATAGATGAAAGATTGTTTATCAAACAATCTAAAGATTTTTATTCTTCTAAGGGAACAGATCAATCTTTTGAAATTCTTTTTAGAGCACTATATGGAAAGGATGTAGAAGTAATTAAGCCACGTGATTTTCTCTTCATACCTTCAGATGCTGATTATAAGGTCTCTAAGCAAATAGTAGTAGAAGCATTGGAAGGAGATCCTAGCGATCTTATTAATAGAAACTTATTTCAAGATGATACTTATGGATTTGAAAAGGCTAATAGTGCTATTAGTGATGTAGAGAAAATAGTTAGAGGAAATAAATCTTATTATAGATTAAGTTTAGATTATGATCATAATTTAGATAGGATAAGTGGGAATTTTTCTATACATCCTAATACTAAATTAATTGATGGTGTTTCTATTGGTGCTACTGTTTTAACAGTAGATTCTACAGTTGGATTTGGAACTACTGGTACTTTAATAGCAAATTATGTAGATGGTACATTCAATTCAATAAAATATACTTCAAAATCTTTAACTCAGTTTTATGGATGTTCTGGAGTAGATAAGGTCATTTCTCCAGAGCAAGATTTAAGATTAGATTCGTTTGCTTATGGTTATTCTGGGGTAGGAACTGCTAACATAGTAAAAGTTAGAGTTACTGGAGTTTTATCTGATTTAATTCCAGAGTTTAATTCTTCATATTATAATGAAGAAGGAAGTATTATTGAACCTAAAGGTTTAGGATTAATTTCTAAAAATGAAGTAACAAAGAATTTATTCATTAATATTTCTACTACTTATAATGTAGAGTCTATTGAATTAATTGACTCTTCAAACTTTACTTATAAATTAAATCTTTTTGATAATCATACCTTTATTGCTGGTGATAATGCTCTTATTAATGATGTATCATGTTCTATTATATCTCTTGTTAGTTCTAAAGAAGTTTTAATTAAAGGATCTGGTGAATTAAATCCTAATATAAATTATAGAATTCAGAGATTATTATCTAAGGCTAATTTAAGTAATTATCCAGAAGCAAATATTTATACTACAAATATTCAAAATTCTTACTTAACACCAGGTATCGATGGAAATGATGTATATATTGCTTCTGCTTCAATTCCAAGTTACTTTGATGATGCTTTAGATATTAGAGAAACTGATATTATTTTCTCTGGATCTTTTGAAGAAGATACTGAAATAATACTTCCAAATCATGGATTAATGACTGGAGAAAGAATAACTTATGTTCCTGGTGATGGGGATAATGCATTAGATATTACTAGTGGTGAATATTTTGTTAAAAAAGTAGATATTAATACCATCAAACTTTCGAAAAGTAATGCAAATATTTCTAATGAAATATACGTTTCTTTTAGTGGAACTGTAACTGATAATAAATTTGAACTTTCTGCTTTTTATCAAAAATCAATAGGATCTCATAAATTAATAAGAAAGATTCAAGATCCTGTTGCGTCTTTAATTAATAAATCTACTCCTAGAGGAAAAACTGGTATTTTAGTTAATGGTGTAGAAATTCTTAATTATAAGTCTAATGATGCAGTTTATTATGGACCTATTGAAGATATTTCAGTTACAGTAGGTGGTGATAATTATGATGTTATAAATCCTCCTATTTTATCTATTACTGATGGGGTAGGTGTTGGAGTATCTGCTTATTGTGAAGTTCAAGGTTCCGTAGAAAGAATAGATGTTGTAGATGGTGGATTTGATTATATATCAAGACCCACTTTAAAAATAAGTGGAGGTAATGGATCTGGTTGTATTGCTAATGCTAATTTAATTTTAAAAGATCATTCATTAACCTTTGATTCTACAGAAATTGGAGGATATGTAAATCTTACTAGTAATACTATTGGATTTACAACTTATCATAAATTTAGAGATGGTGAATTAGTAACTTATATTACTGATGCTCAAACAGCAATTGCTGGATTGACTACTAATGCACCTTATTTCTGTGCTATTAAAGATGCTACTACTGTTTCTTTACATAACAAATATACTGAGGCAATTGCTGGAGTTTCTAGTATTTCACTTACTGGATATGGAGCAGGTCTACAAGAGATTAAATGTGCAAATAAAAAGAGAATAGTTAGTTCTATAAGTATTGGAAGTTCTGGTTCAGGATATACTAATAGATTAACCTCAATTCCTTCTTCTGGTATTAATACTGCTATTAATACAATTAATATTCCTAATCATGGATATAAGACTGGAGAATTAGTAAGATATGATAATAAGTTAACTCCTATTATTGGACTTACAACTTTAACAGATTATTATGTAACTGCAGTAAATAGTGGTTCGTTTAAGTTATCTGCTGTTGGTGTAGGGTCTACTGCATCTAGTTTTTATATTAGAAATAAGAAATATGTTGAATTATTGTCTGGAGGTTCTGGAGTTAATGAATTTAATTATCCACCCATTACAGTAGCATTAACTGGTCATATAGGAGTATCTACACTCTCTGGACAAAACTTTAATGCCTCCTTAAGACCTGTAGTAAGAGGATCTATTAAGTCTGTATATATTGCTGATGGAGGTGTTGGGTATGGTTCTTCAGAAGTTATTAACTACAATAGACAACCTACCTTTACTCCTAAGAGTGGTAAGAATGCTCAATTAATTCCTATTATAAGTGTTGGTGGTAAATTAACTGAAGTTATAATATTGAATTCAGGATCTGAGTATAATTCACCTCCAGATTTGAAATTATTAGGACCAGGTAAAGGGACTGAGATTATTCCTATTCTAAAAAATGGATCTATTGATTCTGTTAAAATAGTTAATAGTGGTGTAGGTCATACTTCTACAGATGCTACTATAACAGTAATATCTAATGGTGATGGATCTAAGTTCTATTCTAATCCTAAAACATGGACTATTAATAGTGTAGAAAGATTAATTCAAAATGATCAGATTACTACTGATGATGGAATTATAAGTAATGGATTAAATGAGCAATTTGGATTGCAATATTCTCATTTATATGCTCCTAGAAAATTAAGACAATCTGTTTATATTAAAAAATCTATAGGTGATAAGGAAGTATTTGTTCCAGATTTATCTCTTGAAAATGATATTGAGCAAGTATCAGTAACTCACTCCCCAATTATTGGATGGTCTTATGATGGATGTCCAATTTATGGTCCTTATGGATATACTAATAACTCTGGTGGACCTATCAAAATTCTTCAATCTGGATATTCTCCTTCAATATCAAGCGATAGACCTAATCCTCTTACACTTAATGGAGAACAAGTATATACAGAAGGATTTTTTATAGAAGATTATAAGTATTTCGATGATAAAGATTTAGATGAGCATAATGGTAGATTCTGTAAAACACCAGAATACCCCAATGGAGTTTATGCTTATTTTGCACTTATTAACCCCACTATAAATGATGATGAAGGTGCATTTAAAAATTATAGAAAGCCGCAATTCCCATATTTTATAGGTAATTCTTATAAGCATCAATTTATAGATTATAATTTCGACTACAAATCTAATCAAGATTTAGTAGATCTTAATAAAACTAATTTAGTTAGAAATACTGACCCATATAATTTCCTTCTTACTGATAGTGAATATGAGTTTTTAGTAAATCCTAGCAATATCCATAAACAAAGAACTTATATTAAATCTACTACAGCAGGTAATATAAGAAATGTAGGAATTAACACTGGAGGAACTCGCTATAAAGTTGGGGATGAAGTAGTTTTTGAAGATTTGGGTTCTAGTGGATATGGTTCTAAAGCAGTAGTTGATTTCGTTGATGGAAAAACTATAAATCAAGTAAGCGTTGCTTTTACTGAGTTTTCTAACGTAGAATTTATACTTGGACAGTATACAGGACAATTTGTAGGATACACAACCAATCCTCACAATTTCCATCATAATGAAACTACTTATCTTTCTGGATTAAGTACAAGCGGAATATCAAATAATTCTCTTATAAGAATAGGAGTTACAACAGATACTTTCAGATTATCTAATGCACTCAATGCTTCTTCTAGCACTGGTATTGTAACCTATTTTAATTTGGATGGATATGTCAGATATCCTTATATAAGATCTAATGATATTTTAGGTATAGGTACTGAATCTATAAAAGTTTTAAATGTTGATTCGGAATCATCTAGGGTAAGGGCAATAAGGGAATGGGAATCGACTACAGGATCTGCTCATACAGCATATTCTAAAGTTGAGCAGAAACCAAGAAAGTTTGTTTTTAATGGTAAGTCTAAATTAAGTAATTCCGATTTAAAGTTTAATAATGAATTGTATTTCAATCCAGTAGAATCAATAGGATTAGGAACTGTTTCTGGTGTTGGTATTGGATCTACTATTGTATTTTCAAATCCAGGAGCTGGAATCAGTGAAATATTCATTCCTACCAAATCTTTATATTTTAAGGATCATGGATTAATTACTGGTGATACATTAACTTATAGTACTAATGCAGGAGCTGCTGTATCAGTGTCTACTGATGGTATAGATGGATTTGCTCTTACTCAAGGACAAACAGTATATGCAGCAAAAATAACAAATGATTTAATTGGAATTTCTACATCTAGAGTTGGACTAGGATCTACTGGATCTTTTGTAGGAATTAATAGTACTACTACCACATCTACTTTGTATTTTATTGGAGTAGGTACTGGAGTATATCATAGTCTTAAAACCAATTATGACAATGTTTTAATTGGAAATTTAAGCAGATCCTCAGTAACAGTATCTACTTCTTCTACTCATGGACTTAAATCTAAAGATGAGGTTCTTTTGGTAGCTCAACCTGGAATTACTACCACTATAAATGTTGCATATAATGATTATAATAGAAGGTTAGTAATAAATCCTAGAACTTTTGGGTCTGCAGATGTTAGTATAGGTAATGATACTATTACTATTGCTAGACATGGATATAATAATGGTCAAAAGGTTATTCATACAGCAGTTGCTGCTTCAGGTGGTTTAGTAGATAATGCAATTTATTATGCATCTATAGTAGATAGAAATACCGTTAAATTGTGTGAGACTTATTTTGATGCTATACAAGTAGAACCAAAAGTAATTGATATTAGTAGTGCTTCTGCAGGAACCCTTTCTCCTATAAATCCTCCCATATCTTTAGAAAGAAATTTAAAAGTATATTTTGATTTATCAGATTCTTCTTTATCATTTAGTGATGGTGGAGTTTCATATAGTGCATTTGATTTCAATCTTTATAATGATCCTAATCTCAATAATTCATTCTTTACATCAGGAGAAACTGACGATTTTAATGTAAGTAGAAGTGGGAGAATAGGTATAGATGCGAATGCAAATCTTACAATTAAAAATGTTAAAGAAATTGAAGAGACTTTATATTATAATTTATCACCAATAAACGAAGATTCTAATTCATCTATTAAATTGGAAATTATTAGAGATACTTCTAATATTAAAAATTCCAATTCTGCTAACTTCAAATCTAATCCTATAACAGGGAGTCATAGTTTGGTAGGAGTAGGATCTACTACATTCTCATTTATTTCCCCTCTTCTCCCTCAGAAATTGGAGTATACTTCAACTGATGGAAGATTTAATTATTTTACAAATTCTAGAAACGTTGAAGGTCCTATAGCTAATGTTAAAATTGAGAATGGTGGGTTTGAGTATAAAACTTTACCTGGAATTAGTACCATAATAACTGATAATGGAAAAAATGCAATTCTAGAAACTAAAGCTCCGGATATAGGTAAAATAAGTAAATTAGTTATTCAGGATATAGGTTTTGATTATTCAGTGGATAAAACTCTTAGACCTGAATCTAATATTCCTCAATTAGTTAAATTAGATTTACTTACTTCTTTAGGTAGTATTGGAATTAGTTCTGTTGGTAAAAATTATTTAGAATCTCCTGGTTTAATTCTTTTAGATGGATTGACTAATAAAGTAGTGAGTGATGTTGAATTAGATTATAAATTAGGAGATACTCAAGTTAGTATTTTAAGAAATACTAAAACATTGAATAATGTTACTCCTATAATTATACCTACTAGCAATTCTAATGGATATACTATTAATAGTATAGATTATGATGATGGAAATAAAAATGTAACCTTAACAATTGGAGCAAGTTTTAGTGATGCTTCTGATTACCCATTTGAAGTGGGTAAAAAGGTTATGATTGAAGGAGTTAGTGTTGGATTAGGTAGTACAGGTAGGGGTTATAATAGTGAAAATTATGATTATACTTTATTTGAAATTTTAGCAACAGATCCTAATATAGGAGGAACTCTTGGAACTGTAAGATATAATCTTTCTAATATTATTGCAGATGGAGAAATTCCGGGTACATTTAAATCAAATCTTTCATCAGCTAAAATTTCTGCTCAAGAAGAATTTCCAATTTTTGATATTAAATTAAAAGTTGATGAATTTGAAAAAGGAGAAACTGTATCTTCTGGTTCTAAGAAAGGAACTATCCAATCTTGGAATAATTTTTATGGATATTTGAGAGTATCTTCCGTTCAAGATTTTGAGATAGGAGATTCTTTTGTGGGAGAATCCTCTGGAACTCAAGGTACTATAACAGAAGTTATAACAGATAATTCTTTATATGATATTGGTTCTTCTGCTATAGTAAAGGAAGGATTTAAGAAAAATACTGGATTCTTAAATAATGATTTGCAAAGAGTTATTGATAGCGATTATTATCAGTATTTCTCATATTCTCTTAAATCTGAAGTGCAATATGAAGATTGGAAGGAACCAGTATCTACCTTAAATCATACAGCAGGATTTAAGAAATTTAGTGATTTAATTATTAGTAATAATGAAGAAGTGGGGGTTAATGCTACTCAAGATGAAAGTAAATTTGAAGTTATAAATGATTTAATATCCATTATGGATATGAATACTGTATTTGATTTTGATTTAGTAAGAGAAAAAACTTTAATAATAGGTTCTAATACCATTTCCGATGAATTGGTTTTTGATACTAAAATTCTTTCAGATTATAACGAGTCTATAGGTAATAGGGTATTAACTGTTGATGATATTAGTGGAGATTTTAATAACAATGCTAGAACAGATGCATTCATGTCTGTCGATAGTTTTACATTAGCAAGTGTAAGATATAGAAAATATCTTACTTTTATTAGGGATAAGAGATTTACTAAAGAAAGACAGATTCTATTAGTTTCTGCTCTTCATGATGATAGTGGTAATATCTTCTTAAACCAGTATGGTAGAGTTGAGACCAACACTGACCTTGGTGAATTTGGTGGGGATTTAGGTTCCTATGATATGGATATTGCTGGTGATGATGGAAGACTTTTATTCTATCCTAAGAAATTTAAGTATAATAATTATGATGTTTCTAACGTAGCATTTAATATTTCTGAGAGTGTTGCTGGAGTAGGTTCTACTGGATTGGGTGGTATTGTTAATGTTGTAAGTAGTACTACAACTATACCTTTAGGAATTACTACACAGCATAGTATTGTATCTTTTGCTACCACTTATAGAGGGTCTAAGATATTAGTAGCATATGCTGCTAGCGATTCTTCATATTGGGAGCATGATGAGATAACTTTAATTCATGATGGAACTAATGTTGATTTAGTAGAATATGGTCAATTAACTACTGGTAATGTTGGAAGTGCTTCTGGTGAACCTGGTCTTGGTACTTATAGTGCTTATATTGCTGGAGGTAGAGTTAGTTTAGATCTTCATCCTACAGTATCTACTGCAAGCACATATGTTGCTAATACTATTCATGTTGATTTTGGAAATGCTTCATCTGCTGGAGTTGGTACTACATCATTAAATACTACCAATTTAGATTCTAGATATACTTCTATATCTTCTAGTGGTTCCCCATCTGCTACTACTATAGCACAGTATGAATCTGAGACATTTAATGGTGCATATTATGTTGTATGCATAGAAGATACTACTAATAGTCATTATCAAATATCAGAAGTCATTGTAGTAGATGATGGTACTACTTCTTACTTTACAGAGTATGCTATTAACCAAACTGTAACAAACTTAGGTGATTTTAATGCTGCTATCTCAGGAGATTATACTACTCTGACATTTAAACCTATAGCAAGTGCTAATGTTCAGGTTAGGGTATTCCAAGCTGCTTTAAGACTAGTTGATGAAGCAAACGAGAACATTGAAATAGATTTAACTAATGCTACTATAGATACTGGATTTGGTGCTTATACTGCTACTGAGACTGATGTTAAGAGAGCATTTGATCTTAAGCATAGACAACTCCCAATCTTTAAGAGAGACTTTGTGGGAAGTGCTGCTACTACTGTTAGTTTAGCAGAAGATACAATTACTTTACCTGATCATTACTTTGTTACTGGAGAAGAATTATCTTACAGATATACTGGTGCTGGTACTACTTCTGCTATCGAAATTACCTCACAAGCTATAACTGGTTATGGTACTACAGACAAAATGCCTTCTACAGTCTATGCTGTTAAAGTGGATGATACTTCTATTAGACTTGCTACTTCTGCTGAGAATGCATTAAAGACTACTCCTACTTATTTGGATATTACTGCTGTAGGTGTTGGAACTTCTCATTCCTTTACTTCTAAGAAACAAAATTCAAGATGTATATTAAGTATTGATAATGTGGTTCAATCCCCAATAGTTTCTACTGCTGTAACTACTACTATTACTGCTGATGTATCAGCTACTACAGATAAGATTAAATTGTCAGGTATCACCTCTATTACTGGTGGTGATATGTTGAAAATTGGTAGTGAGATTATGAAGGTAGATTCTGTTGGATTAGGGGCTACTAACGTTTTACTTGTTACTAGACCTTGGATGGGTACACAATCAGGGGTTCATAGTGATGGAACTTTAATTACTAAGGTAGAAGGAAATTATAATATTGTTGATAGTACTGTCAACTTCTTTACTGCTCCTGTTGGATTAGTTCCACTTTCAACTACTACTAACGAACCAGATGAAAGGGATTGGGTTGGTATTGCTACTCACTCATCATTTAATGGTAGATCCTTTATGAGATCTGGTATTACTGGCAGTTCTGATGAACCTTATGCTGGTAACTATATCTTTGATGATATTTCTTCCAATTTCACTGGATTGACTACTCAGTTTACTCTTCAATCTGATGGAAGTAATATAGCAGGATTCTCTACAAATAATGCTCTTATACTAGTTAATCAAGTTCCTCAAGGACCACAGAGATATACTGGTAGTGTATCTGTTTCTGGTGATTATACACTAGTAGAAAGTGTAGGAATTACTAGTATTCAGTTTACAGGATCTATTTCTTCAGTTGCTTCAGATCCTAATAGTTCTAACGTACCATTAGGTGGTGTTATTGTTTCTGTTGGGTCTACAGAAGGTTTGGGGTATCAACCATTGGTTGCTGCAGGTGGTACTGCTGTTGTTTCTGGGTTGGGTACTATTAGTTCTGTAAGCATAGGAAATAGTGGATCTGGATATAGAACTGGTATTCAAACTGTAGTTAATGTAGGAGTTCAGACATTAAGTACAGGAGCACCTAATATAGAAATTATTGGTACTGCTGCTATAAGTGGTGGTAATATTGTAAGTATTGCTATTACTAATCCTGGAACTGGTTATACTTCAACCAATCCTCCATCAGTTGTTATTGATGAACCATTATCTTATGATAATATGCCTTTATTCTATTCTTCCAATCAATCTGGAGTAGGATCGGAAGCAAGAGGTAATGTAGTTGTTGGTTTGGGTGGAAGTGTAATAGATTTTGAAATTATCAATCAAGGATATGGTTATGGAGAAACTCAAAAATTAACCATAGGAGTTGGTGGTACTGTAGGAATTCCAACTGCAGGTGCTACAGAATTTAGAGAATTCCAACTTACAGTTAACGAGACTGTAAGTGATAGTTTTGCTGGATGGACTGTTGGAGACTTCCAAGTTCTTGATCCATTAGATTCATTATTTGATGGAAAAACAATTTCATTTGCATTAAATCTTAATGGAACACAGCAAACTATTCAATCTAAACCAGGTTCAAATATAGACGTTGAAGTTCTTATATTAGTATTCATTAATGATATTCTTCAAGTTCCTGGAGAAGGTTATGAATTTAAAGGTGGTAGTTTTATAACATTTAAAGAAGCTCCTAAATCAGGAGATACTTCTAAGATTCTTTTTTATAGAGGAACTGGTTCTGTTGATGTAGCTACTGTTGATATATTAGAAACAGTTAAAAAAGGAGATGAATTAAAATTATATGATCAATCTATTGGTTTAGAAGAGAATAAAAGAACAGTAACTATTATCAATTCTTCTGATAGTGTAGATACAAATATCTATCCTGGTCCAGGAATTACTACAAATGAAAATTTCCAAAGATCTGTCAATTGGTCTAGACAGACTGAAGATAAATTTATTGATGGTATTGCAGTTACTAAAGATAGACCTCATTATGAACCATTAATATATCCTAATACTAATATCATCCAATCAGTGGGTGTAGGTTCTACTGTAATATTTGTTTCTAACATTAGAACATTCTTCGATAGTTCTAAAGAAAATTATAATGGACAAACTGATATTAGAATTGTTTCTCAAGATAGTTTGGTAGGAGCATCTGCTACTGCTTTAGTTTCTGCAACAGGTACTATAAGTTCATTTGATATAACCAATCCTGGTGTTGGATATACTATAGCACCTACAGTTTCAATTTCTCTTCCAATAGGATTATCTACTTCTCAAGGTGCTAGAGCAACTGCAAGTATAAGTGGAGTGGGAACTGTTAGTGCAATTAATGTTTCTTATGCAGGAACTACTACTGGATATGCATATACCAATACTGCTGCTCCATCTATTCTTATTGGAGAACCCAAATCAGCTGCTTCTATAGAAACTATTAATGATGTATCTTATTCTGGTGATTTTGGTATTATATCTGGTATATCTACAACATCTGTTGGTGTTGCATCTACTGGTATAGTCTTTGATTTACTTCTTCCTAAGGAGTCATTATTCAGAAATGCTGCTACTGTAGGAACTGCTATTACTGTAAGTGGAATTGCAACTGGATATTACTTTACAGTCTTTAATTCTAATGTAGGTGCTTCAGTAACTTCTTTATATCAAGATGGAACTGTGGTGGGAATAGGAACTTCTTTCCTAGATAATGTATATGAAGTTGCTAATGTTTCTATTGCCCAGACTATGGGTATAGGAATTGGATTAACCTATGTTGCACAAGTTACAGTCAGTGTTCAAGATTATAATGGTTTAACTGGACTTGGATATAGTGAGTTCTTTGGTGAATATAGTTGGGGTAGAATTGTTACTGCTCCGAGAGGATCTGCTAGGACATTTACATCTTATGCAGGAAATGGTGATGGATTAACAGGAATAACTACTTCTCCAATAATTGAGAGAGTTAATCCGTTAAGATACTTAAATTATAATTCATAAATAACTAAAAAATAGTACAAAATGTCAGCTATTATAACTGATCAATTAAGAATATTGAATGCGAAGAATTTTGTCTCTGCCGCAACTTCTACTGTCAATTCATATTATTCTTTTGTTGGTTTACCTAATGCCACTAACTATTCTTCCACTTGGGATTCTAATCCACCAGCACCTAAGGATAGTTTTGACCAAGAAGATGATTATTGGGATACTATGGTAGCACTTAAGAAGATTACAACTTCTGATGTGCGTAGGGTGGTTGCTAAAAATACTTGGACTTCTGGTATAACTTATGACATGTATCGTGGAGATATTAGTAGAACAAATACAGCTAAACCTTCTGGAGCAACTAATTTATATGCATCAAAATACTTTGTAGTAAATGAAGATTATAAGGTTTATATTTGCCTTCAAAATGGAACAGACCCAGAAAATACTACAGGAAGACCTTCTCTAGACCAACCTACTTTTACTGATTTAGAACCTAGATCAGCAGGAGATAGTGGAGATGGTTATGTTTGGAAATATCTTTATACTATTAAACCTAGTGATATTTCAAAATTTGATTCTACTAACTTTATGCCTGTCCCAATCGATTGGGATACTAGTACAGATAATGCTGCTGTAAGAGATAATGCATCAAGTAGTGGTCAATTGAAAATATCTACTATTATTAATAGAGGATCTGGTATAGGAACTGCTAATAGAACTTATACTGGGGTTCCCGTTTCTGGTGATGGTTCTGGAGCAGAAGCAACTATAGTTATTAATAATGATGCTAAGGTAGAATCTATTAATATTGCAAAAGGTGGATCTGGTTATACTTATGGAACTATAGACTTAGTTGCTGGAGGAGTTCCTGTAGGAACTACTACACCAGTATTTAATGTTATTATTCCTCCACAAGGAGGTCATGGTGATGATATCTATAGAGAATTGGGAGCTAATAATGTTTTAGTATATTCTAAAATTGAAAATGATACAGAAAACCCAGATTTTATTACTGGAAACCAAATTGCTAGAATTGGAATTGTAGAAAATCCTCAAGCTTTTGATTCAACTTCCAATTTAACTCTTTCTAAAGCAAGTTCTCTTTACGCATTAAAGTTAATTGGAGCAGGTTATACCACTGCTACTTTTAATTTGGATGGTCAAGTTACTCAAACTGTTGGAGTAGGTTCTACGGCTGTGGGAAGAGTTGTTTCTTATGATCAAACTACTGGAGTTTTGAAGTATTGGCAAGATAAGAGTTTAGTTGGATTCAATACTGATGGATCTTTAAAAACAGATCCTACTTATGGTTATTCATTACATGGATTTACAGCAAATCCTACTACTGGAGGAAATGTTAATATTACTAGTAATGAAGGTACTTTAGGGATAGATACTAACTTCGGAACATCATCAAGTCCTGGTATAAGTACCATAATAAATAATAGAACATATTACCTTGGACAGAGTTTTACTCAAGGAGTTTCAAATCCTGAAGTTAAGAAGTACTCTGGAAATATAATTTATGTTGATAACAGACCTTCTATTACTAGGTCTGCTAACCAAAGAGAAGATATCAAAGTCATTTTGCAATTCTAAAGACTCATGCCACAGGAAACCAATCTAAACGTCGCTCCTTATTTTGACGATTTTGATAGAAATGATAATTATTGTAAAATATTATTTAAACCTGGATTACCAGTACAAGCGCGCGAATTAACAGGTATTCAATCTATTCTTCAGGATCAGATTGAAAAATTTGGAAGTCATATTTTTAAAGATGGATCTTCTGTAACTGGCGGTGGAGTTAGATATAATGGCGGATATACTTCTATTAGGATTCAAATTTCTAATGAAGGAATAGATGTAGATTCTTATATTAATAGATTGATTGGTGAAGTAGTAATAGGTAGTCAATCTGGAATAAAAGCTAAAATAAAATCATTTATCAGTAAACCTTTAGGGCAAGATTGGTATGTTTTATTTCTTACTTATTTAAATACTGGTGGGGAAGATAATGAAACATTTATCAGTGGAGAAAGTTTATTATTAGATAATAATATAATAACTACAAATGAAGGAACAACTTTCCAACCAGGAGAACCTGTTGCTCAATTATCTAATGGTATATGTTCATTTACTGGGTCTGCTGCAGTATTATCTGCTGGTATATATTTTGTAAGAGGATATTTTGTAGATGTTCCTGCTCAAACTATTATCTTAGATCCTTATAGTGATGCTATTAGTTTTAAAGTTGGACTAAAGGTTAGGGAAACTATTGTTACTTCTGATTTAGATGAAAATCTTACAGATAATGCAGCTGGATATAGTAATTATACTGCTCCTGGTGCTGATAGATTGGCAATATCTGTTCAATTAGTATCAATACCACCAACAGATCCTAAACCATCCAATTTTATAGAATTGATGGAAATTAGGAATGGGCAATTAATATATGTACGTCAAGAAACTGATTATAATGAATTAGCAAACGAATTTGCTAGAAGAACATTTGATGAGTCTGGTAACTATTATACTAAACCATTTACACTTACTGCTAAAAATACTTTAAATGATTATGAAGGGAATAATGGAATTTTCAATGCTGACCAAACAACTTATAATAACAATACTCCTAGCGACGATTTAGGAACTTATAAGTTATCTCCAGGAAAAGCGTATGTTGAAGGATTTGAAGTAGAATCTATAGTTCCTACATTTTTAGATTTTGAAAAACCAAGAACCACAAAGCTTTTAAAGGATCAAAGTATAAACTATGTTACAGGACCAACTTTTAGTTTAAATAATGTTTCTGGATCTCCTATTATAGGAATAGGTACTAATTATACAGTTAGTTTAAGAGATAGTAGAATTGGTTCTGCATCAACCACTGCTTCTGGTAAAGAGATTGGATTGGCACGTGTATATGATTTTGCTTTAGAATCTGGATCTTATAGTAGTTCAGTTCCTACTGAGAATGAGTGGGATATTGCTTTATATGATATTCAAACATATACTAATATAACTTTAAATACTAATCCAGTAAATGCTTTAGTTGTTCCTACACACATTAAAGGAAAATCTAGTGGTGCTACAGGTTACTTAAGATATAATGCTATTGGTACTGCTGTTACTGCTTACAATACTAAAGGTACATTTATTACTGGCGAACAATTAATTTTTAACGGAATAGAAAGTGGAAATATTTCAGTAGGATCTACTTCATATAGTACTAGTGACATCAAATCTATTCATGGAACAGTAAGTACTGCAAGTACTTTTAATGGTGACGTAAAACAAACTATATTTTCTCATATAGGTGAAGTTAATGTTAGCGCAGCTACTACTTCCGGAGCATCTTTAGGAATTGCCACTGTTACAAGCACTGATAGAAGTAAGTTCTTTATAGGAATTGCTACTGTTGGTAATCTTGTACAATATACTAATACTAATATTAGTGGAGTTGAGATACCTTCTTATGCTAAAATTGAAAGTGTATCTCAAAACTCTTTAACTATATCTGGAGTTAGTACTGTTGCTGGTGTTTGTGAAGGTGGTCTTCCACAATATTCTAGGTCAGGACTTACCACTACAGGTGGACCAATTAATATATCTAATTTCAAGATATTAACTTCTCAATTCGATTCTTCTACTGATAATACCTTATTTACATCATTACCTAAAAATAATATTGCAAGTGTAGATTTAACAGATTCTCATATAACTATTAGAAAACAGTTTGATGTAACTATAACTGATAATTCTACAGGTACTATTAGCAGTGGAAATGCTTCTGAAACATTTTTA